CTTCTATGAAAAGCCATGGAAATTTGTTGATGAAGCAAATCTTTCAGCATTCTATGACCATGCACGTTACAAGTTACGAAATCAGGTCGTACCTGTTGCAGAAAAGCATTCAATCACACGTTGGTTAGATGATTATGTTGCTTCACAAGGTTTTGATTTTGAAGAAAAAATTGCAGAACGTGAAGACGACCTTACTCTTTACGAGTAACTAGCTTATGGGTGTATAGATTCCACAATGCCCTGTGGTCACGGATTCATAGCCGTGCTCAGGTCTGTACACCCTTAGGTAGTTATAAAAGTTATGACTACGACAAAAAATAGGAGCTTCTTATGGCAATGATTAAAGGTTTCTCCTGCGAATGCGGAGAGAAGCTACATGTCAATCCTGAAACGGATGATGTGTGGTGTTTGGAATGTCCAAAACATCACGGTGAAGTTTCGGATTGGTCTATATGAAAAATAAGAAAAAACGAAACGAGGATGAAGATTCACGTTTCAAACATTGGCGTGAGTGGGCAATACTTACTAACTCTGAAAAAGTTAAACTGTATCCCACTTTAAGTAACAAAGAAAAAAATATAATTTGGTGCGATGACTATATGAAAATCGTAGCCAAACAAGTAATCAATTAAGGAAAAATAATGGAAAAAGAATATATATTTACCATAAAAAAACTAGAACATCCTAGGGGTAAACCATTTATGGAACTAAGAGATGGCAAAATTAACAGGGGTTATACACTTGGAGAAATTCAAGACTTGCATAACGCAACTAAGAAAACATTAGAGGAGGAGGAATAATGGAAAGTATGTTTACATATTTTCAACAGACAATAACAATGCCGTTAGGTTCATTAGCGTTTATGTTCTTGACAATATTGTTCACGGGATATGCTATCGGCGAAAATGTCGCTAGTTACAGAAATAGCAAACTCTTAATTGTATTAAGAAAAGCTATGCAGGATATGAGCATGGAGCTTAGATTCTATCGATTAACAAAAGATACTGAGGAGGTATAAATGAGTGCAAATGTAGAATCAATGTTTAGTGCATTGAAAACACCATGGCATGGACTAGGTACAGTAACAGACGGAGTGTTGACAAGTCAAGACGCGTTAGTTACTGCTGGATTAGATTGGCAAGTAAAGTTAGAAAACGTTTACTTTCTAAATCAAGAGATGAGAGAACAGAACGTAGACGGCAAGTACGCAGTTGTAAGAGATACTGATGAAAGCTGTTACGGTATTGTTGGTAGTAGGTATACACCTGTGCAAAACATGGATGCTTTCAATTTCATGGACGCATTAGTAGATAGCGGAGATGCTAAATACGAAACTGCTGGTAGCTTAAACGGTGGGCAAACTATTTTCATATTAATGAAACTTAGTAAAGTCCTAGAAATTAACGATGACGTTCAACCATATATGTTGTTGACAAATACACATGATGGTAGCGGTGCATTAAAAGTATTAATGACACCAGTCAGAGTTGTATGTTCTAACACATTGAGAATGGCATTGAGTGGTACAAAAACTAACGTTGTATCAATCAGACATACCAGTTCGATTCAAGGCAAGATTAGTGAAGCAAGAAATATATTAGGCATAGCCGATATGTTTTACGATTCCTTTTCTCAAGACGTTAACAGACTTATCGATACAGAAATAAATAACGATATTTTTACTTCTATTATTGACAAGATGTTTCCGTTGCCAGTTATTGAGGAGGATAACCCAACAACATTACGACAGTTTAACAATACTAATACAATCCGTACAAGTATTAAAGTTAACTATTCCGTAGAAACGGCACAAGGTAATGCCAATGGTTGGGGATTGTTAAATGCTTATAACTCATTCGAGTTGTGGCAACGAAAGATGAGAGGTGCAAAAACTGCAGATGCACGTCTTGAAAAACAAGCAGGAAGTCTGATACATCAGGATTCCGCTTTAAGTAATGCAGTAGTAAAGGAACTAATAAAATTATGAGCTTATTAGGAGTACAAGAAATAGCAGAGCTTCTAGGTGTAGATAGAGCTACTGTTATATCATGGAAGCACCATGGCAGATTGCCTGAACCTGATTTTAAAATCAGCGGTGTTCCAATATGGCATGCTACAAAAATTGTTGACTTCTGCTCTGTTGATTCATTCATACAGAGCAAGGTCGACAATGAAGTAATTACTAGATTAAATGTCTAGTTATAGAAAACAAGCCGTGAATTATTTTCGTGGCGAAGTCATACCATTAACGGTAAAGGTATCAAACAAAATGCAATTAATACAATATGCATTACTTAGATACAGGTATGAACGCCCAATAACTAATGGCGAGTTTGTTTACGACCTACGATGCGCCCGTTTCGGTGGCTACCTACACCAGCTACGTGAAGACGGGTGGGTTATCAGTACTGTAAAAGGTAAAGAAAAAGGGTTGTTCCTTTATTATTTGGTATCACACCCAAGAGATGAAGATAACAATCAAGATAAATTACAACTTATACATGGAGGTAAAGATGAATAAGGATAAGTTAATAGTTGCACAGGTAGTGTTCAAAGGTGCAATTGATTTAGTCAGCGCGGATAAAATGAAACTGGAAACTATACCAGCTTTTATGGAACGTAACGTTGCCGAAATCATGAAGTATCAGAGCGCTATCCCAACAGGGCAACCAACTGTCCAGCCACCGTTTAAGAAAACGATTATGGCAGATAGTGGCTTGATATGTCCGCATTGTGGTTCAAAGGTTTACGACAACCGACAAACCAAAACAACTGCGACACAACCTAACTTCAAGTGTTCAAACAAAGACGCTTGTGAATACGGTAAAGAGTATCAAGGAAAGAAGCAACCATGGGCAAGTTGGACAGACGAGCCTACAGCAGATATGTATAAGGGTTACAAAGCACCAGCAGAGCCTGAGGCAAACCCTGATGACATATTCTAGTGGACTATATACAAGCAGATGAGTACTACGCTATTGTGCCTGAGTGGATAATTGATTTACCCATAACGGCACAAGCGGTACGACTGTATGCAACATTAAATAGATATGCAGATAAAGATGACGGAACTTGTTTTCCGTCTATCAGTACGTTGGCGAAACGTATGCATACTAGTAATTCTACAGTCAAACGTGCTCTAAATGAGTTGAAAAATTGTGGCGCTGTTTTTTCAGAACCGCGTTACAAAGATGATACCAATGAGCAGACTAGCAACTTGTATACGGTTATGCGGAGAAATCCGTTCATATACGAACATCCCCCAGTCACTAGTGAACCGCACCCCGACTCGCAGGAGAGCTACAAACTAAAGCCAACTAAACAAAGAAAACATGGAGCAATCTATGTAGCTTTAGAAAATGCTATGGGTTACAAACCCAGTACTCAAGTAGAGCGTGGCGGTTGGAATAAATGCGTTAAGCAATTAGGAGAAGCTGGTGCAACGGCAGATGATGTAGAGATACGTATCAAGATGTACAGAGAAAATTGGAAAGGAATTACTCTTACACCTTATGCGCTTGTAAAACATTGGACGTTGTTGGGAGAGTACGTAAAAGATGTTCCAGTTCCACACGACTGTAACAAAGACGGGCATGGCATGATTGACTTAGACGTCATAGATAAGTGCCGTTTCTGCGGGTTAGAAATATCTAAGAAAACTAGTTAGACTAACCATGGGATTTATGAGATTAGAGTCGTAGGAGAGCTACGAACGGGCTTAAAATATACCTCCTTTCATTCGAGCAATCGAACTGGGTTGCCTTGTTTAACACTCATTCGTCCCCAAATTCATACCCTAGATTTTTCAGAGCTTCAATACAAACATTTTCAATATCATCAAGTTCGAAACTTACAATGCCCTTAGTAGAATTGTCTGGCATACTAACCTGTATAAATGGTTTACCCATGCCTCCAAATGCTTTATGAGATTTATCAGATTGTTCTTTACACTTATAAAAAAACGTAGATAACGGATTGCATTGTTTACCAGCTTTTACTTCTACTCTTAAACCAGTTGACCAATTTTCTTCATGAGCGTCTGCGCCATGAAACCTATTATCTTTTATCCCTAGTTTTTTTCTAGCTAGGTTTTGTTTTCTTCTTCCTTTAGAACGGCTTCTTCTGTTAATACACGTTCTGCAACTACAATCCTTTTTGTAATCTCCAGAGTTATCACACCGACCAGCTTGTCTAGTTTGTGAATTAGGTTGTCCCGTGCCACTCCAACCAGCGTGCCTACGTTGTTTAAATTCAGCAAACGTTTCATTTTCTGCGTCCCAAGTAGTTTTATTTGTTGACTTTTCTTTCGGCATAACTTAACCGCTTCTCGTATTCTTTTTCTGCACTATCGCACTCCTCCATTTTAGTTCTGTAATATGACACAATACTTATACGTTCTGCGTCTTTGCTATTCATTTCTAATTCTGTATTCCCATGCCATTGATGAGCGTCAAATATTAATAAATCTCTATCGCCCATTTTAAATGCAATCCTAAATTCTGGTAATACTAAATACCCACCTTGACAATCACCTTTTTTAATACAAGCAAGAGTTGAGATACCATCATCCAAATCTCCTTTATCAGTGTGTACACCAGTTGGGTAAGAGTTGTTTACCGTAATAGTTGTAAACGGTGTTCCCTCAATAGTCCAATCTTTATGTGTTCGATTTACATATTCCATTTGTGCATTGTATCTTTCAGGTGCAAACTTTTTCATTTGTTCCCCTATAAAAACAAACAATGGAAATAAACTTTTGTATTTATCAACTTCTTTACCACTAAATGCTGTGAGCCTACAATATTGTTGAGCTCCAACTGGGTCTAGGTTTCCAATTATTGCAGAAGCAATACTCTTTGCCGTATCAGTTCTCGTTCCGCCGCTGGCTCTTTTTATTCTGGGCAAACCACTAGCTAAACCTCTATTAGATGTTTGTTGACTTTTTAGACTATGTAAAACTTCATAAGAGTCATCAGATAAATTTTCAGGAATAGCTTCTTTTAAATATATAGCACCAACTTTTCCGTTAGGAAATCTTACAGTAGTATCTTTAGTAACTAAAATGTTGTAATCGTTTTCAGTTAATATTTTTCCAACTTTTTGTTGCAGTTCTTCATCAGATATTTTTGACCTTAATCTTATATCAATCAACTCTGTCCTCCGTAATCTCTCCAACCGTTTTTATCAAGTAACTCATCATACCATTTTGCTTTAAAATTAATTACAATCTCGTCTACTATCTCTGCATATTCTGTTTGTGTGTATCTTCCTATGTCAATTTGTTTAATTATTTCTATTAGTTCTTTCATACTGTAATTATAACCAAATCAGCACGGACAACAACAGCCTAGACACATTAACCCCCTCTTAAAACGTCTTAAAACAGGGTGTTAAAACCCTATAAACGTTGACTTTTAAAAGATTCGCGGTAATTATAAAGTTTAAACAACCATTCCTCGAACCTTGCGTCACCCCATGTTGCAAACTTAATATCGAAATATTTCGGCTTGTTTTTGATTGGTTTGTTCTTAACATATTGTGGAAACCTTTTAATCAGATATTTACTATCAATTATTCTCGCTTCATCCCTGTCATAATTGTTATCGTTATGACCACCTTTACCAAAGTAATCATTCTTAAAGGCAACGCTTCTGTTAATAATTACTTTTTTATATTTATATAAATGTTCAAGGCTCCAAGAATAATCATCCATATCTAAAATGTTTTCATCAAATACAAAATCACTATCACGTTTCCAAATCATAGCTTTACCATGTACAAAACCACGATAAGACCACTTGTTACAGTTGAACATAGGATTTTCAGTAACAGCATATCCGCACAACTTAGCGCCAATATTTTCGGCTTCCATAATAGATTCAGTAACAGATTCCAGAAACCTTGCTTGTAATATTTCGGTAAACCATATTTTCATTTTTAATTGTGGGTCTTGGGTATAATCAACTACTTCTTGCTTTTCAAAACCACCACTCCAGCCATACATTTTACTTATGTCGTCATCAAGAAATAAACACCACTCATCTTGTTTTACAAATTTTTCTAAAGCGTTTTTTATTTGATTTTGCTTACCAGCTACACCGACCTTAGCTTCAGTAACATAAATAGTTGCTTCAGGATAATTTTTTATGTATTTTTTATATTCGGAATTATTATGAACTAATAAAATAACATTTAAGTTCTTAAGTTGTTTTAACCCTAAAGTTTTTACACCATCATACTTTGCATAAGTTGGTATAAATATTTTCATCTATTAAACCATGACTTGTTTTTTTTATACCGAGCTTCTAATGAAATTAATATAGCTTCAGTTGTGTTTATATTTTTATTTTGAGCAATAGCTAAAATCATTTTTTTAAACTCTTGATACTGCGTATCTAACAAAGCTATAGGAATATCGTTAAGTGCTTTTCCATTATTAGTAGAAACTTGTTTACTGCGTTGTTCTTTAATGTTTTCAATTTCCTCATCAGATAAAGCATATCCGCCCTCAAACTTTTCAAAGTCAGTAATATCAACTTCGTCAAATTCAGCAAGAACGTCATCAACATCATCAGCGTTAAAACCAGTCCCTTTAAGTTCACCAGCTTCCTGCAAATCCCCTAGCATATTCGCAATAAGTGTACCGTCATAACTAGCAAGGTCACTAAGTCTATTATCTACTAAAACAATTTTACGCGCTTCTTTCTCGTCAACGTCAACATAAAAAACATCACAAGTTTTCCACTTCAACTGTTTCATAGCTAAGTAAGTATGATTGCCCGCAAGAATAACATTATCTTTGTTTACAACAAGTGGACGAAATTGTCCGTTCTCTTCTAAAGATTCAGCAATCAAATCAACGTTACCAATTCTAGGGTTGTTGTTATATTGCTTAAGAATAGATAACTTTACAGTTTTCATAATCCCAAATCATCATACATATACTTAACTGCATTATATGTAGCTTCTGTAAGATTACATTTCATTTCTTCAGCTAAAGCGTTTACCCATTTTTTATAGTTTGCAAATTGTTTATCATCCAAATACATAACAATATCGTGTACCGCTTCTTGTTTTGATTTTTCATTTACTACAGCTGGTTCAAATACTTCTTCAAATTCAGTATCGTGGTCATCAACACCTTTTAGAAGCTCATCAATATCTTCAGCTTTAAAACCTGTACCAATAAAATCTCCAGAGTCAACTAGCTCTTGCAACATTTTGTTAAGTAATTCGCTATCATATCCAGCAACATCATTAAGCCGATTATCAACAAGAACTATTTTTTTTGCTTTTACTTCATCAACATCTATGTAAGTAACTAAAACTTTTTCCCAGCCCAAAGATTTCATAGCTTGATAAGTGTGATTACCAGTTAAAATAATATTTCCGTTTACATTAACTGTAAGTGGTCTGTATTGACCGTGTTCAGTCAAACTTTCTGCAATCTTTTCAACATCACTAGTTCTTGGATTATCGGGATATTCATTAAGTATTTCTATATCAACTTCTTTAAATTCCATATTTCCTCCTACCAAACTTTATATTCGTAATATTCATTTGGTCTTTTATTATTTAGGTTCGCTATGTCTGATTCTAGTTTCTTTTGAACATAAATTGCTGGAAAATAAAAATAATGAGTAAAAGGACTATCAGTCATCATAGCGTCAAATATTCTCCACCTTTTTTTAGAATGCAACCAATCTAATATTTGCTGGGCAAACTGCCATGTTGGAATGTAGTAAGCATGTAAACACAAAACTCTAAACCTTTTTTTATCAACTATGTTTAAGCCATTAGGGAAATACTGTCTTTCTTTGAGTGCGCCTTTGTTTCTAGGAATGTTAACAAAAAAACCACCAAGCCATACAATAGAATCAGCTAAGTGTAAATCTTTAGGTATATCATTTATTTGTTCAGCGTCATCTTCACATATAATGACGTTATCAATTTTATTATCAACAATATGTTTAAGTAAAGATATATGACTAAGACTACACCCGACTTTACCCCTATGATGACGACCATGAATACCTCCAGTTATATTTTTAAAGGAAATCATATCGTGTATTAACCAATGGTCTTTAGGTAGTTCCATACCGTCAACACCAACCCAACGCGTCCAACCTTTCCAGTCTTCCATGCGTTCTATTCTTTTATCTAAATTAATAACAAACTTATTCATTACCCCAACAATGCTTAGAACTGTTCCAATGATACCACCCGTCATTATATACAAGCCAACTTGCAACGGCGGTAGAAGTTTCAGCGTCATACCTATCTTTTTTAATTTTTAGTTTAGGTTTTAACCATGCCCATGTGTCATCATTAAATTGCCACAAGCCAACATCACGAGTTCCATTTGTGTTAACTCCAACAACTTTTTCACGCCCAGAACTTTCACAATAAATAATGCGCATAGCTTTTTCAACATCTTCTTCTTTAAAGTATTTCTCAATCAGAGGTTGCCAATCAACGACAACATTAACTTGACGTTGCCCACGCATACAATTTATATACTGCGAAAAGTCCGCAGGAGTTTCAGTCGTTATTGCGCAAGTTAGTATGGAGCTTAACAGTAAGTGTATCATCTTCGCTTTCTAGTACTCTTATTATACCCTTAGGGAATGGAGAGTAACTAAAATTCTCACCGTTTTGCACAATGTAACGCACCTTAGTTCCGTCGTTCTCAATCGCTACAATATTACTCATAACCCTCTAATCATAAATCAATAATTAATATAATGCTACAAAACTCTTAAATTATCCCAGCCTGTCTTATTTACTGTAAAAGTTAATACACCTTGTTTAGTTCCGAACCCGCTACGTGCTGTAAATTCATGAGATTCATCAAGGCTAGGTGCCTGTATCCATGTACGCCCTTTTTGTTCTACAACTCTTAAGTGATGAAAATGTCCCGACACAAGAATAGAAGCACCACCAATAGGAAGCCAACCATACATTTGACCTTTCCAGAACTTCTCCATTTTAAGCCATGGGTCGCCGCCACCTGCAGTCATGTGACCATGCGTAAATCCAATATGATGACCTTTAACTTCAAGAACCATGTGAAAGTCTTCAGGTATAACAACCTTGACGTGTTCATAGCGTGGTCTACCTTTTATTATTTCGCCAACAATTTGCAGTTGCGCTGTATCACTGTTATCTAATCTGTTAGTAGATACTTGACCTTTGCTGGTTCTGTTCTCCCCATGATTTCCGGGTACTCCACCGATTACAATATGAGGTGCCATACCAAGTAGACCGTCAAGAACTTCTAGTACCATTACCCTAGTTAAGTGTTCTTGTTCAGATTTAGTTAACTCAATATTAAAAGGTTGATGGTCATAAAATCCAAAACAGTTTTCAATCAAATCTCCTAATCCTATAATGTAAATCTCATCAATCGTACAAGTTTTATTTAGCTCTTTAATATTTTCTTTTGCTTTAAGAACAGCTTGCCTTATATGATTAACAGTATTAATACTGCCCCAGTCTTTTTTTCCAAGTTGCCAATCTGCTAAGAAAAAGAAATATGCTGTATCGCCTTTTGTTTTTTTAATTTTTATAGGTTTTTTATTCTTAATTTCTTTTTGTAGAGCCAAGAAGTAATCATCTTTTTCAGGGTGCTTACGTTTAATAATCGCTTTAAATGCAAACATTTGTTCAACTTTGCCACCTTTAAGTTGAGTATCCCAAGTGGAAAATTTAACTGTGTCTTCATCAATATAAAATTGTTCAGGGTCGAAACCCCAGTCAGCTAGTAATGATTGAAATTTAAAATTGTTATCAGCTGGTTGTACGTGAGTTATATCCCCTGTGTTAGAGGATTTATCGAAAGATACGCTGGGCTTCCAACCACTAGGAAAGTAATTGTTTCCTAATTCTTTATTGTGTTCTACGTCCTGTCGTTTTTTAATTATACCTTTAATGTCTTCTGGCATACGCAGATACTAATAGAACATTTGTGCTACGTTAATCTTTAAATAAATTAATTTGTATATTGACCTAAACCTGCAACTAAAACTGCTAAGACCGTAGTCCATGCTAAAAGTTCACTTCTCGATATTTTTTGATTAACCTTTTCATGCAAAGCGTCAATACGAACATTTTGCTCTTTTTGTCCCTCAAGTAAAAGAGCTAACATTTCTTTTTGTGTGTAACCGTTATCACTCATGATGTGCATGTCCATATTTATAATTACAAATGGTCACGTAAGTCCCCTTTGCATTTTTTGTAGTTTTGCATTTAATGTCCATGACCAGCTGCTTCTAAATAAGCTAATCGAGATTTTAAATCATTAAGTTCCCACATGTTATTGTTAACACTTTGTATTTGTGTTTCTACCCTAGTCAACGAATCATTAAGGTCTTGATACTCCCACTTTTCTAATAAGTAATATCTATCTAAATCAAAACCACCATCTCTAACTGTTTGCTCTAAGTTAAATAAGTTAGCTTGTAGTGTAGCCATTTCTTCATTAAACCTACCGACATTCTGCGCCGCCATCTCTAATGACTGTATTTTCTCATACAGTACAGCTATATCATTCTGTACATAAGTGCTATCTTTAAGAGTTACAAATTCATACTCAATGTTATTCATTCTCTCATCAATTCCTGTAAGAGTTATAAGTACAGCGTTAAGAGATTGAATACCTGCACCAACAGAACTCATTAGAGCTATGCCTGTAACAACTAAACCTAGATTATCTTTTAGTTTTTTAAACATTAATTACCACAACAACCATTACCACAACACTCGCTCATACTATCCTCCTATCTTCCAGATAATTTCTGTAA